GATAATCTTCGGCTCCATGCAACACACGAAGGACAGGACGAGATACCAGGGGCACGCCTACGACTTCATCGCCTTTGACGAGCTCACGCACTTCACATGGGAGGAATATTCCTACCTGTTCTCACGAAACAGGCCAAACGGTCCGGGCACCCGCGTCTACATCAGAGCCACGGCAAACCCCGGCGGCGTAGGGCACGGATGGGTGAAGGAGCGATTTGTTGCCGCTGCGCCTCCCATGACGACGCTCTGGGAGACCGTGGAGTGGCGGGAGCCGGACGGCACGAAGCGCAAGGCAAAGCAGAGCCGCATATTCGTCCCATCCTCTGTCTTTGACAATAAGGCGCTCATGCAGAACGACCCGCTCTATGTCCAGCGCCTCGCCTCCATGCCGGAGGCGGAGCGGAAAGCCCTGCTCTACGGAGACTGGGACACCTTCTCCGGACAGGTATTCATGGAGTGGAGGAACGTGCCGGAGCATTACGGAGACCGCAAGAACACCCACGTCATCAAGCCCTTCGTCATCCCGAAGGAGTGGCGGGTGTGGCGTGCCTTCGACTGGGGCTACTCCAAGCCGTTCTCCTGCCATTGGTACGCCGTAGACCACGACAAGCGCCTCTACTGCATCCGGGAGCTCTACGGATGCACCGGTGAGCCAAACACCGGCGTGCGCTGGGAGCCCTCCCGCGTGGCGGCGAAAATAAAGGAGATTGAGGCAGACGACGAAAACCTCAAGGGCAGGGACATTCTCGGCGTGGCAGACCCGGCCATCTTCAACGACAACGGCACCGGCGAGAGCATGGCCTCCCTCATGGAAGCCTGCCGCGTGTACTGGGAGCCGGGAGACAACAACCGCATGAACGGCAAGATGCAGATACACCACCGCCTCGCCTTCGACGAGAAGGGAGAGCCGATGCTCTATGTGTTCTCCTCCTGCCCTCACATGATACGCACACTCCCCGCGCTGGTCTACGACGAGACGGACGTTGAGGACGTTGACACCGACGGCGAGGACCATGCCTACGACGAGCTCCGGTACATCTGCATGAAAAACCCCATCACTCCGAGGCTCATCCCCGCACAGCCCATCCCGCAGTACGACCCGCTGGACCTGGGCAAGGAAAGAACGAAGTACGACCCATACGAATTTTACAGGAGGTTTTAGAAATGGCGATGTTCAAACGGAAAGAGAACGCTCCCACCGGCACCGGCGGGCAGGCGTTCATGCGACCCGTATCCCGCACGGCGGACCCTATGGGCGAGCCGGTCACGGCAAAAGAGCCACGCGAGGATATGAGCGGCGCTGCGCTCGTCATGCCCCGCGAACAGCCCCGCATCGGCGAGAAGGAGGTCTCGGAGGCTGTTGCCACCCTCTCCAAGTACAAGGACGGCAAGAGCAACCTTGAAAACCGCATCGTCGAGGACGAGGAGTGGTACAAGCTGCGCCATTGGGAGGTCATCCGGAACAAGAGGAAGAAGCCGGACGACCCGGCAGAGGTGCGACCGGAGCCTGCATCCGCATGGCTTTTCAATGCCATTATGAATAAGCACGCCGACGCCTGCGACAATTACCCGGAGCCGAATGTCCTGCCCCGCGAGCGCGACGATGAGAACGACGCGAAAACCCTCTCGGAGATACTGCCGGTCATCATCGAGCGCAACGGCTTTGAGCAGACCTACTCCGACAACTGGTGGGAGAAGCTCAAACACGGAACAGCCGCCTATGGCGTGTTCTGGAACAGCGAGCTTGAGAACGGTCTCGGAGACATCGACATCCGCCCCATCGACCTGCTCAACATCTTCTGGGAGCCGGGTATAGTGGACATCCAGAAGTCCCGCAACCTGTTCATCGTCGACCTCTGGGACACCGACCTGCTGGAGCAGACCTATCCGCAGTTCAAGGGAAAGCTCGGCGGCAATGTAATCGACGTAAAGCAGTACGTCTACGACGACGACGTGGACATCACCGACAAGAGCCTGGTGGTGGACTGCTACTACAAGGTGCGCTCACCCGGCGGCAGGACGCTCCTGCACATGATGAAGTTCTGCGGCGACAGCCTGCTCTTTGCCTCGGAGAACGAGGAGCAGTACGCGGAGACCGGTTTCTACGACCACGGGCAGTACCCGGTCGTCTTTGATACCCTGTTCCCGGAGAAGGGCACTCCGGTCGGCTTTGGCTACGTCTCCATCTGCAAAGACCCCCAGCTGTATATCGACAAGCTCGGACAGAACATCCTCGAAAACTCCATGATGGCGACGAAGGTACGCTACTTTGCGGCGAACAGCACCGGCGTCAACGAGCAGGAGTTCCTCGACTGGTCGAAGCCCGTCGTCCATGTGGAGGGCAGCTCCCTCGACGACACGAAGCTCCGGCAAATCGTGGTCTCGCCGATGGATGACATCTACGTCAACGTCCTCCAGATGAAGGTGGACGAGCTCAAGGAGACCGCCGCAAACAGAGACGTAAACTCCGGCGGCGTGGGCTCCGGCGTTACAGCCGCCGCCGCTATTGCCGCCCTGCAGGAGGCTGGAAACAAGAACAGCCGCGACATGATTTCTGCCGCATATCGCTCCTACACGGAGATGACCTACCTCTGCATCGAGCTCATCCGCCAGTTCTACGACGAGATGAGGACGTTCCGAATCACCGGCCAGATGCCCGGAGGCTATCAGTTCGTGGACTACTCCAACGCAAGCCTCAAGGACCAGCCCATCGCGCCCGGATACCCCGGACAGGATATGGAGCCGGGCTATGTGCCCTCCTTCCGCCGCCCTGTGTTCGACATCAAGATACGGGCGGAGAAGCGCAACCCGTTCTCACAGATGAGCATGAATGAGACGGCGAAGGAGCTCTACAAGCTGGGCGCTTTCAATCCGGAGCGGGCGACCGAAGCGCTCATCATGCTGGACATGATGGAGTTCGAGGGCATCGACAGCGTGAAGGAAAAGGTGCAGCAGGGGCAGACCCTCCTCTCCATTTGCCAGCAGATGAGCCAGCAGATGGACCAGATGGCGGCTATTATCCAAGCGACCACCGGCAAGGACATGGGTGTTGGGGGCGGCACAGGCACAGCAGGAGCCGCGCCTTCCTCCGGAGCCCCCGTTACCTCATCGCAGTCAAAAGGAGGTGGAAGGACGCTTGCAAGCGCCGCAGGAGACAGCCAGAAGCAGAACATGACGGCATACGTAGACAGGCTCGCCAAGAGAGCCACTCCGAACATGAAAATTGTCTCAAACAAGGACACGCCGGGGAGATAAGAGATGGTTATTATCAATGCCGCAGTAAGGGATGATTACAGGCTCCTCATCATGCAGGGGCACGCAGACTACAATCCCGGAAACGACATCGTTTGCGCCGGATGCTCCGCTGTATGGTATTCCCTCCTCGGATGGGTAGCCAATATGCCGGAGCACGTCACGGTCCTGGACCAGAAGAACGAGAGCGAGGGAAACTTTCACTACATCCGCGCAACGGGAGACACGAGCTTCGCGGCGGCTTTCGACATGGCGCTCATCGGTCTCGCACAGCTGGCACAGAAATATCCGGAAAACGTGAAGGTCATCTCGCTATAAAAAACGTGAGGCACTCTTGACGCAATTTCCGGGAAAGTATGCTACGCTCAAATCGTCCGGGGACACCGGACTGCTCACACGGGGAAAGTACCCGCGGATTAAGGAGGCTTTAACATGAAGCATTTTACCCTGCTCGACATCGCTCTGAACCTCTTTGACGGAGGTGCCGCGTCGGGCGGCGAAGGTACAGGGGCGGCAGCTCCGACCGGGCAGAGCGCAGAGGGCGCACAAAAGGCTGGAACACAGGCACCCGGAAGCAGCCGCCGGGACAAATCGGGCGGGCTCAATAACGTGGTCTACGGTAAGCAGGCGGGCGCGGAAGCGCAGGGCGGCGAGGCCGGGACTGCTGGGCAGGAAGGCTCCGACGCCGGGAGCAAGGAAAACAAGCTCACTCCAGAGGAAAAGAGAGCCAAATTCCGCGAGCTCGTCGATACAGAGTACAAGGACGAATACGCGCAGGAGTTCCAGACCGCCTTCGACCGGCGCTTCAAGGAAGCCAGAGAGATGCAGGAGCGGATGCAGAGAACGCAGCCCATCCTCGACAGTCTCATGGCGAAGTACAAAATCGAGGACGGCGACATCTCCAAGCTCAACGAGGCCATTGAGAAAGACGACGCATACTGGTCCGCCGCCGCAGAGGAAGCGGGCATGACCGTGGAGCAGTACAAGCAGTTCCAGAAGCTCCAGAGGGAAAATGTGTCGTTCAGAAACGCACAGCGGCAGAGCCAGTCACGGCAGGCCGCACAGCAACAGCTCCTCAAATGGCAGTCAGAGGGCGAAGGCGTAAAGTCCGACTACCCCGACTTCGACTTTGCGACAGAGGCGAAAAATCCGCAGTTCCTCTCCATGCTCAAGGCAGGCGTTCCGGTGAAGCACGCCTATGAGGTCGCCCATCTGGACGACATCAAGGGCACGGTCGCCAAGACCACCGCCCAGCAGACGGAGAAGAAGGTCGTGGACGGCATCCGCGCAAAGGGCTCGCGCCCGACGGAAAACGGCGTATCCTCCCAGAGTGGCGTCATTTACAAGCCCGACGTGTCCAAGCTCACAAAAAAGGACCGTGCGGAAATTCCAAGACGTGCTGCGCGGGGAGAAGAAATCACATTCTAATCTCCTCCCCGACATAGGGAAAGGAGAATTATCCATGTATAACACCATCACTTCCAAGCTGGCGAAGCTCATGCTCCTGCCGGTAAACCTCCAGCTGTTCGCCGGAAACACCAACGTCACGACCGACGTCGGCCTCTCCGACGAAATGAAAACCTACTACTCCGACTATCTCATCGACATGGCGGAGCCGAAGCTGGTCCACGACCAGTTTGCACAGAAGCACCCCATCCCCAAGGGCGGCGGTAAAATCATCGAGTTCCGCAAGTACAGCCCCCTGCCGAAGCTGCTCACCCCTCTGTCCGAAGGCGTAACCCCCAACGGCCAGAAAATCACCATGAGCGTCATCAACGCGCAGGTGGCACAGTACGGCGGCTTCATCGAGCTGTCCGACATCCTCCTGCTCACCGCCATCGACAACAACCTCGTGCAGGCGACCAAGCTGCTCGGCTCCCAGGCCGGACGCACGCTTGACACCATCACCCGCGAGGTGCTCGTCGGCGGCACAAACGTCCAGTACGGTGCGGCTACCAAGAGCGCACGCTATCAGCTGGTCGGCGGCGCGGCCTCCGGCAACGACTACCTCAACGTCGACTGCATCAAGCGCGCCGTGCGCTACCTCAAGGCGATGAACGCGGAGAAGGTCGGCGAGAGCTACGTCTCCGTCATCAACCAGGACTGCACCTACGACCTCACCAACGACGACGACTGGCGCAAGCCCCATGAGTACGTTGACACGGAGAATATGTACTCTGGCGAAATCGGCATGGTCGGCGGATGCCGCTTTGTCGAGACCTCCGAGGCGAAGATTTTCCATGCGGATAATCTGACCGCCGATGCCCGCAACCTCACCGTTGCAAGCTGGACTGCCGCGACGAAGGTGCTCGCGGTCGACGAGGCCATCACCGCCGACGAGGCTACCGCGCTTGCCGGACGCAAAATCATCCTTCACGATGACAGCCACGATGAGCTGGCTACCATCGCATCCGCGACCGCTGGTGCGGCTGGCGCTGCGTCTCTGACGCTCTCCGCCGTGCCCTCCAACGCCCCCGCAGACGGCGACACGGTGTATCCGGGCGAAGCCGGCGCCGCAGGCCGTGACGTGTATGCGACCCTCGTCATGGGCGAGAACGCATACGGCACGACCGAAATCGAGGGCGGCGGTCTCCAGCACATCGTCAAGCAGCTCGGCTCCGCCGGTACTGCTGACCCGCTGAACCAGCGCGCCACCGCAGGCTGGAAGGCGACCAAGGTCGCAAAGCGCCTCGTCGAGGAGTATCTGGTCCGCATCGAGACCTGCTCCACCTTCAACGACCTGGGCGCAAACTAATCGAAACCCCATAAGAGGCGGGGCGTAGCGCTCCGGCGTGAAACCCCGCCTACGCTTTAGAAAAGGAGGCAAATACCTATGGCAGACAGCAAAGAGAAGGCCGAGACCAAGACTGCAACTCCCGAAACCAACCAGACTACTACTCCGGAAGCGTCGCAGGCTCCGGCTATTGATGTAGCCGCGCTCAAGGAGGAGCTTCGCAAGGAGCTCATGGCAGAGCTCAAAACCGACGAGAACCCCCAGAGCATCGACATTGAGGCGCTCAAGGAGCAGCTCAAGGCTGAAATGAAAGCCGAGGCCAAGGAGGAGCTTGAGGCTCCGCCTGCCGCCGGTCCCGAC